GCCATCACCTGTCCACCAAATTTCCTGCCTGGATACTGTTGTCCTTTAATAGCATTTACTTGTGCCAGACCAGCCGCTATCACCAATGCTCCTGTGACGAATCCCAACACACCTCCCTGTGCAAATGCCTTTGTGGCACCCAAATAGGTGTTCTGTATCGCTTCAGCGATCTTGACCGCTTTCTGTAGTTCAAAGAACTTCTTGTTCTGTGATGCCAGTAGGTCCAGCGTGTCTCGACCAGTGCTGATGGCGATCTCTTTCTTCTCCTCTTCAGTGGCACCGGTGATGTCCGCCTCTTTGTATTTGCCCTGTTTGAACAGGTCTATGCCTGTCCTACGTCTCTGATTCTCTTTCTCTTGTGCCTGTTGTTCGATCTTGCTCCTCTGGCTGGAATATTTGTTGGCTATCTCCGTCCTTGCCCTTTCATACTCCTCGTAGTTGATCGCCCCAATCTTCAAGGCCGCGTCCATTTGCTCTATCTCTTTAAGTTCTTTCCTGTAGTTGGCCTCCAACTCTGATTCATTATATAACAACACCATCTCGTATTGTTTCTTCATCCTCTCCATCAGTTTGGTCTGTGCCGTGCTCTGTGCGTTGGTGGCCGTCGCATTGTCGTATTTGAATTTCGTGTTGTCACCAGTCGCCATCGTGTTGGCCACGATAGTTCCAGTTGATTGTGTGTAAGCGTCGTTGTTGGTGAACAGTGCCTTGCTGTTGGTGTCTACGGATTCCGTTGCGTCGTCGTTGGCGTCACTGAACAGACCCAGTTTTGTGGCAAGGAAGCCCAGACCCATCGCTATCACCGTGGCCGCCGCTATGTAAGGGTTGGCCCGTGCCGCCGCGGTCAATAATTTTGTTGCTGTTGTGACTGCGGCTATACCAGTGGCAAGTCTTCCAAAACTTGCTATTGCAGATCCGATAGCCAATGCGGCCAATATGTTCCTTAGTAATTCAAAGTTGTTCCTAACGAACAATAATGAATCTCCCAATGTCTTCCCTAAAGCGTGTGCTAGATGTTTGTTCTCCTGTGTTAGGGAGATGATGTCTCTGGTTATGATCGTGAGTGCTTCAGTCAGTCCACCCTCACCAATCTCATTGGCGGCGATGGCGAATTCATCTTTCATGTTGGATATCGCACCAGTCAGTGTGCCTGCTTGTCTTTCAATCGCTCCAGCGAATTTAACCCTACCTACCTCACTTAAGAAGTCAATAATTTCTTGTCCGTCGTTCTTGATGTTGAAGGCCGTGCCCCTGAAGTTTACCGTTAACCTGTCACCTTCGGTCTTGACCTTGATACCCAACTGTTTGAGCATCTCGAATTCACCAGTTGTGGCGTTGAACACCGCCTGTGACACCTCGTCGATACGTTTTCCCATACCCGCGGCAATGTTACCAATGTTGGTCATAAAGTCAGCGGTTGGTTCTAGTCCAGCATTCTTGAATGTGATGAACGCATTGGTCACCTCACCCAATTGGAATGTGGTCCCAGCCGTGAATTCTCTGATCAGGTCAAAAGATTGTGCCGCTTTTGTGGCGTCACCTTCTATGGTTATTAGTGTCTGTCTTAGATCCTGGAACTGTCTGATGGTGTTGACCACACTGCCAACCAGTCTCGAGAAACCAATTGCGGCAAATGCCGTCGCGGCGATCTTGGCCGCTGACCCCAATCCTACCGTGGCCTTGGTTGCCCTGCCCAGGCTATTCTCTAGTTGTTTGATTCTTTTCTGGTTCGAAACAACTACGTCTACATCTATCCTGGCCTTTTCCGCCATCTACTAACTCCTCTTTTGTTTGATCGCACTGCGTCTTGCTTCAGCCTGTTCCACCTTGTAAAGGGCGGCCCAGAGATCTAATTCCGCCGATGTCATTTCAAGCACTTCCGCCACCGACTTTTTAAGTCTGTCGGCCAAAACAAGGAAGAACCTTAGATCACCGCCGGTTTTTATTCCTTTGCGAGTGTCTCCAAATCAACTCTTGCTTCAAAGTTGTTGATGGCACTTGCAACCTTTGTTATTACTGCAGGATCGGCTTCATGCATCAGTGAGGTCTTGTCTAGATCCACAAAGATTCTTTTACCGTCCTTGTTGAGTGCTTTGATTATCAAACTTTCGACAAGTGCTTCCACTGTCTTGCCTTTGGATTGTAATTCAACCACTCTTGCTTCGTCCTTGAAGGGATAGGTTTTTCTGCAATAGATATCCATATCCCATTCAGGAACGTTTATTTTCTTCATTTCACCACCGATCGCTGATCTGTAGTGGTCTGTTATTTGCTTCATTGGTGAAGACATATTTTCTAACTCCTTTTGTTTAGAACTTCCCTAATGGCAGGTCGCGTTATACCACGAGGTGATTGTTTTGAGTAGCCTTGGTTGAGACGTTCGATGTAAGGAGTATTGTTGGTTACCCTAAATTCACCTTTACCACCCGTCAACCTCCAATTTGATCTAGCACGACCAGATCTTTTTGGAGTATACTTTCCAAGTGTTTGGAAAGTGTCCTTGGCCACTAAGCCAACCCGTTGGTCTATATCACGTCTGAGACCAGAGATTGCCTGTTTGGCGTTTATCAACTTTATTTTTAACAAATTTATTATAAATCCGTTTTAGTTAATGCACCAGAACCTTGGAATGAAACCGAAGCCTCTACCATACCGTCAAAGTTTGATGATATAGAGTGACCTGTTACGATTATCTCTCCAGATAGTTTTATACCAGTAGTCTCACCCGATGGGTATATTTCTACTGTAGCCGCACCTGCACCAATCCCTGAAAATAGGGCGTTGGCCGCGTCGTCATCATCTCTGAAAAATACATCCATTGATCCTGAGAACTGGGATAGACTTGGAAGATAAGTTCTTGTAGTGTCTCCCATTTTTGTTGTTTCCACGGTCGCTTGTTCCTGGTCGATTGTGAACGATCTGATTTCCGCTACCGCTGTTGCTGTTCCTGAAACGTCGTATTTCACCACGCCAAGTTCACCAGTGTAAGTTGCTGTGTTTGTAGCCATCTTACTGCTCCTTGTTGTTTAGATCTTTTTTAAGATCTGTTGTTGTTATAACTTCGCCCTCAGCAGTTATCTTGTCCTTGCTGTGTTTGAATGTCGCTTTTGGTTGTGACGGTTTGAACGTCCAACCGTCTTCCAGATGCTGACGAACATCTCTGTTGTCAACGATCTCTGAAACTTTTCCCTTATACATTTGTATTGCCATTATAGCACTCCTTTTTTATATCTGTAGACCACGTCCACGGTCACTATGACCTCACCCAAGGGCAATTGCCTCTCGATCACGTCCACCCCACTTATACTGGTGGTGACGTTGTGTATGTTGTCCACGCTTGATGTTATGTCTCTGTTCCTTGAAAGCTCTAGAGTCTCCTCTACACGTTCCACGATCTCATTCCTGAGTGTGTCTATCTCTGTTCCCCTTACGTAGCATTTCAATTGGTATTGTAGTGTGCTCTCCCTCAGGCCCATCGATATGTCGCTCCTGACCTCGTTGCCGGTTACCATTAGGATTGCTGGGAATTGTGTGATGGCGAGTTTGGTGACGTCGAAGTCAACCCTTGATATCTTGCCCACGGCGGGATCAGTCATGTTCTGCAACTGTTCCAGTATGTTCTTTGCTATGTTCTCTCTCGCTGACATTATCTGATCAATCTACCGTTATAAAATGTTTGTTTCTCGCCGTCCTCGAAAGTGCCTGACTCATCTATATCGTAGGAAACCCCCACCCTCAGGATGAGATCCATCTCCTCTTCAAATTTCTCTTTGTAGTAGACTCTCTTGTTGGTGAAAACATCGCCGTCAACCTCGAACGTTGATAACTTCGGATAGATGTAGTATGCCAAGACGTGGTAAACCGCGGCCCTGATGAATTGGGTTGGATCTAGTTTGGTCGTGTCCAGTTTGGTCGCTATCGTGCTGGATACGGTCAGATCATACCTACCAAATTCGGTGGTTGGCCACCATTTTATATTCAGTAGACGAACGATGTCTTCGTAAGTCTTCTCGTGTTCTGTTGTGTATTCTTGGATGCCGAACTGCTTGATCTGTGGTTCGTATTCCAATAGGTTGGTGTCTGTTGCGAATGTCGCCATGCTAAAAGTCCTTCTTAATAGTTTTCCACAGAGTCCTTCTCTGTGTGATTATTTACCGGTAATGCGTTGTGATGCCACGGATAAAAAAAAGGGGACCGTAAAGATCCCCTTTTAATGAGCGAAAGGGTTTTATCTCCTCTCGTTGTGTTATTGTTAGAACTACTCAATTGTTGAGTCGAAACTTCCTCTTACGCCAGCCAAGTCTTGTAACTCACCTGTTCCGTATACAGCAGTTCCCATGATGTCAAAACCTCTTAAAGTCGCTTCTCTCTGAGATTCGATCTTGATGTCTTGCATCATTGCTAAACCAATTGCTTCCTTGTGGAAGATACCGCAACCGTAGTCACCAGCAGTTGAACCATCAGCTAGTGGAACTAGAGATGATTGGTATACTGGAACTCCGCCTAGTGTTCCCATGAAGCCATTAGCCAATGCACTGTTACCAACTGCTGAAGCCGGAGCCGCAAAAGTTGAAGTAAGAGTTGAAGCAATGTCGTAAGCGATGTTCGGGTGTAACACGATCGCACAATCGTTTGATGTGTCGTAACCTTGAGATCTGATTTTAGCTATTGCTTCAAAAAGCATAGCCGGTGTTGCTGTTGGACTTGCACTTTCGCCTACTCCGCCAACCACTTGTGAGAAGTTGTTGAAGTTAGCCATTAGGTCTGTGTCCATTTTTCTTGCTATAGATTCTCCAAATAATTTTCCAATGTCCGCAACAACGTTAGACGCTGATGCCATGATTGAAATATCTGAAACAGTTGCTCTGATACCTACTTCTGATACCGCTAGGGCCGCTGTGCTTGGAGTGATCGCTGTTGCTGTTGGAGCCGTAGCTTCCGTTAAACCTGCCGCTGTAACTTTCGCGTAGATTGGAACGTTAACTGTTAGTCCTGATGATGGTGCTAGTGTGTAGTTCTTGACTAGACCTTTCATTATCGATTTCTCAGATGCTTGGTATAACGCTTCTGCGACGATCGATGGCAATAAGTTTGCCAGTGTTGTTGTGTTTGTTAGAGCCATTGTGATGGTTCTCCTTGTTGTTAGTTGTTAATGTAGGATCTATATCCCAAGCGTCTTACGATGCTCAGCATACAGTTTCCTGTGATCTGGATTGTTCATATCCAGTTTTTCTACATCAATCTGTTTCGCACCCGCTGTGCCAGTGTTCGACGTGGATCCACCTCCTGGTTGACCTGCTGAAACGAAGTGTGGGTTTGTCTGTAAGAATTCACTCACCAACCCATCTACCGTCAAAGCGTCACCATTGTCAGTGTATCTAGTCTGCCCCGTCTTTGGATCAACGATCTCGACCTCTCCAGTCTCTGACATCCTGACATTGTCCCTGACCAGTCTCGCGACTTGATCTGGATTCACTGCCCTCTTGGTTGACGCGGCATTTATCAATGCTCCATCCACCTTGATCTTGGTCAGTTCGGAAGTTAGTGTCGTGATCTTGCTGTTAAACTTCTCAGCATTCTCCTTCAACAGTTTCTCAAACTCTGACTTCTCCTGTGCTTTGGATATCTTCTCAGATTCCTCCTTGGCAGTTAGAGATTTGTAGTGCTCAACGTCTATGCCTTCAAACTTCTTTGATAGCTTGGCTTCTGCTTTCCTTCTTACTTCAGCCGCCACTGCATCAAGTTCTGTCTGCGTATAAACTTTCGCGGGTTGATTGTCCGCTGTGTCCTGCGTGGTGTTTGTGTTAGAGACTTGATCTTGTGCCACAGTGGCAGTCTGACCCGTGTCTTGCGATGTCTCTTGACTCATCGTAGTCCTCCTTGTTGTTAATACGTGATTAGGATTTGCTCACAAAGATATTTATCAGTTGCTAATAGAACATACTATTATCAGGGTCAAGACCCCAAGAGAGATAATAATCAGTCTTTCGTAGTTGTTGTTGTGCATTCTTCAACCTATTTAGGTCCTGCACCATTATCAGGGGACATTTACCAAAACTGAAACTGACTCCCTTGTGTAGGCCATCGTTGTCAGGATGGTCATACAGGATGGCGGTGTTGGGATTGTTGCGGTGTGACAGCCTGCAGATGCTGGCCAACTTCTTCTCGGTTATCGGTTCGTTGAAATAGAAAATAACAATATCGAGATTAAGCACGTTAAAAAGATTGCAACACTGATCAATCTGAGCCAACACATTTGGCGTCGCAGGCGTGATCTGTATTTTACGATCTTCAAGTGTTCTCTTTGCAAACGGACAGACAGGCGATTTACTCGCTTTATGAGTCTTGATAACAACCTGTCTGATCCATTTCTCAATGTCTTTACTTCCTACGGCCACTGGGTTTTCTTCTGCCGGACTTAGATCCTTTGTTCTTCTTCTTCTTTTTCTTGTCCATTGTGATCCTCCTTTGTTCTGTGTTTGGTTGGGAATTTCTCTGGCCTGCCCTCGTTCCTGCTTGGTGCGTATAGGTCCAACAGCTCCAGGCCCCTTGCGTGTGCCACCCTCTTCAACAGCACACAGGCCTTCCTGGTCCTGGATGCGGCCAACTTGCTGGGTCGCTTCATCAATTTCTCGTAGTTTGTGAAGTAGTCAAGGCACAACTGTTTCATCTGTAGGTGCCTGGCCGTCTCTTCTGGTAATCTGTAGAGTTTTCTTATCATATTGTGTAGTGTGAGTTGACACTGATCCTCATGTCACTGTCACAGGTTATGTCTCGCTCCTCCCTGTATGATTTTACGTGTGACTTTTTTATCTGGTCAAACAGTTCATACCTGTC